TACGCTGAGTGCAGCTGTTGCTGACGGTGTTGCCACTTCGTTTACTGTTGCTGCTCACACAGACGTAAATGTTGGTGATATGCTGATGGCAGCATCTACGCAGGAAACTGTGCTGGTTACTGGCTTCGCCGATGCCACGCACATTACTGTGACTCGTGGTGTAGGTACAGTGGCAGCAGCTGCTATTGCAAACGGTGTGGTTCTCTACACTATCGGCAATGCTTTTGAAGAAGGTTCTACTCGCCCCTCAGCTGTTAACATCGTTGCTGAGCGTTACGTGAACTACACGCAAATCTTCCGCAATTCCTGGGCTGTTACCAAAACTGCTGCTGCCATTCCGCAGATCGCTGGTTCTGGTTTTGTCTCGGAAAGCAAGCAAGACTGTGCTGCGCTGCACGCAATGGCGATTGAGAAGGCACTGTTCTTTGGTCAGAAGTTTATGGGCACTAGTAATGGCAAACCGTTCCACACGCAAGAAGGTATCATTGCACGTGTGACTGCTGCTGCTCCTGGTAACATCGTAACTCTGGGCGCCACTACTAACTGGACTCAGTTAGAAGCTGCACTTGACCCTACGCTGCAAACTGTCACTGACCCTAAAGGTGGTAACATTCGCACCATGTTTGTGGGTGGTACTGCTCGTCGTGTTATTCACAATATTGCACGTTTGAACAGCACATACCAGATTACTAGCAGCGAAACTAGCTGGGGCTTGCAGATCGACACTATCCGCACTCCGCGTGGTACGTTCGAAATGATTGAGCATCCGCTGTTCAATGCGTATGGCGCTGCTGCTCCGTGGGCTAAGATGGCAATCGTTGCTGACTTGAACGCATTTAGCTTGGCCTATCTGCGCAAGACTAGCGATGCTGCCTACAATGCCTCTGGAGCGCTGGTAGACAATGGTATTGATGCTGAAGGTGGCACGCTTACTACTGAACTCACTTCTACTATCAAGAACCCTGCCGCATTTGGTATCCTCTATAATTTTACAGCTGCTGCTGCGGGCTAAGCTCTAGCAAGCTAATCAAGAACAGCCTCCTACTAACACTAGGGGGCTTTTTCAGTAAGAGCTATCAACTCTCATACTCCAACTTTTTGAAAGATCAATCATGGCAACTCAAACTATTCGCTCTGGTGAAACTGCGCCGCAAGCAACACCTGCAATTATGAAATCAACTCCAGTAAAAACTTACCATCACATTGTGCGCGGAGCTAAATTCGTAATGCCTGATGGCTTGGAAGTTCAATTCCTTGGTGGCAGCTTTACTACTGCTGACCCTGAGATCATTGCTGAGCTTGACAAGGTTGCCAATCGCCCGGCTTCTATGGTTTACACAAAGTCTGAAGTAGTTCAAGAAGTTGCCGCACTGACTGCGAAAGCTGCTGCTGATGCCGCGCACCAAAGCCCGGAAACTGGCAAGTAAGCCACGCTGATAACTATTTAACCTGGTGTGCACATGACTACTTTTGCTGAAATGGAAGCCCTGGTTGTAGGGCAAACTCGGCGCCCTGAAGTAACTGCTATTACTCAAGCAGCTATCCGTACAGCTACTCTACGGGCGCACCATGTAGACTTCTTCAAGCGGGACTTGGCAACAAGTACCCTGTCATATACGCCCTCATCTAGCGCAGTCTATTACGACTTGCCAACAATTTCCAGTACGCTGCCGAGACTTCGTGCCATGCAGCTACTGCAAAGTATAGATACCACATACTATCAGCCCACTGAAGAGCTGGAATATCGTGAGTTGCAGGACTTATATGACAGTGATAATAATCTGAGACTGTCCATGTACACCTTGATTGGTGACACTCTCCGCGTTTATCCACAGTCTGTAACTGGCTTACTTAGCAGCTACTATTATCAGAATCCAGTAGTAACTTCAGTAGGCTATAGTAGCTGGATTGCTAATGACTATCCAGATGAGCTCGCTGTTTGGGCTGCTGCTATTGTGTTTGCTAGGACTGGCTTTGCTGAGATGGCTGCTGACTTCCAGCGTACTCACATTCAGTCATTCAAAGAACTTCTCCTTTCCTCCCACTTACTTGGAAGTGTAAATTAAAATGCCTTACGTTCCTAATGCCACAGATACTACTGAGCCGCTTGAGAGTCAGACTGTAGAGTCGGCCGCGCTAGAGTTTCGTACTCTGAAGACTCGAGTTAATGCCTTGGCAGCTTCAGTAGCTGCTGATGACTTGACTGACTTGAGAGTTCCTGAAGCTGGTATTGCTGTACTTCCTGCTGTTGCTGAGCGTGCGGGTAAAGTACTTGGCTTTGATGCTGGTGGCGATCCTACAATGGTAGAAGTTTCAGGAGCTAGTGATCCTAGCTTGCGTAGTGACCTTGCCGCATCCTCTGGTGCAAGTCTGGTGGGCTATCTGCCGGCAGGGATGGGTGCGGTTGCTTCTACCGTTGAAGCCACTTTAAGAGCATGGGCTTCATTGTCGGGGTTTGGCGGATCTCCGGGTGCGTCTTCTGCCACAAATGACGCAGCGTTTGCCGCCGCCTTGGCTTATCTTGCAACACAAGGGGGTGGAACGCTCCACGTTGGCCCTGGTGACCACGCAACATCTGCCGCCATCACATCAACTGCCAACAACATTCATCTCGAGCTTGACCACAACTGCGGCATTGTCTTCACATCAGCAGACTATGTGGCCTTGAAATTCACTGGTACAAATTGTCGTGTGACGGGGGGACATGCGCGGGGGTTCATTGGCCCCGCTGCATGGGATGGTGCAAATGTTGCGCCCACTTACGGCGTGTTGTGGATGGGGGGCGCTGGTGCGTATGTCAGCACGCGACTGTCGAATGTGCGAAAAGTGGGCGTGTGGTTTAAAGATGTAAACAACTGCACCGCAGAGGGTTGCGTCATTGAGGGCAACTACCCGTCAGCACAATGGACCGGGGTGGAGACGGTAAATTACGGAGTTGCATTTGACCCAGACGCCGACGCTTCTGGTGGCAACTTTAAACTCGTCAACAACACGGTCAAGTCATGTGTTCAGGGAGTGTTCGCGGGAAACTATGGAACAGGTGGAGTCATCCAAGGGCTTGTTATCACCGGGAACATCTTTGAGGGTTGCTGGAATCATGGCATCTATTCAAATTACACAAACGGCGCAATTGTTTCTGGCAACAGTTTTAACCGTTGTCAAACCCCGGTTGTTTGCAGCGGAAGATATAACAACGTAACCGGGAACACGCTTTATACCGCCACAGACACAGTGGGCGACCAGCGCGACTTGGTTGGTATTTCTGTCAGAGACCCGCAGTTTTGCGTCATTTCTGGCAACACCATCAAAGGTGTGGTTGATGCTTCCAATTCCGTGTGCATCAACCTGCAATACTTTGCTGGTGTTGTTGGGCCGATAGATAACAACATTGTCAGCAATAATACGATTGATATCACTGCCGGGGTCTGTACGCCCATTCGGATCGAGCCATCCTCTGCATTCGGCACAACGCAGTGCAACAACAACGTTATCAGCGGAAACACGGTACGCGCATCGTGCGGATCGGATGGAGCTATTTTTGTAGATGGTATCGCAACAGGGGCCAACTCCGGAAACATTGTTTCAAACAACTCCGTTGTTGTGCTTGCCGGGTCATTTGGGATCAAGCTCGTTAATCAAGTTAGCGCGACTATCCTAGGAAATTCTGTCGAGTGGCGGTATGACAGCGGCACCCCTGGCTCATCTGTGATGACGGTTAGTTTGGCCGGGACATCCAGCTTGTGCAGTGTTGAAAGCAACTCAACAATAGTCACGTTCCAGTTCGGCCTTAACCTTGTCCCGTATGGTCTGCGCGAGTACGACACGGCCAACAGCAACAAATGCTTTAACAACCATGACAAGGTTGACACCACAAAATCATCTGCAATTACCAAGGTGCTGCCCGTTGCCAACTCGCTGATGGACATTCAAGAAACGGGACTTGGCGCACCCACCATGCCTGCACGAATCGGGTCAATCTGGCGGCGTTACCCGTTCGGCGGCCCAGGCGCTACTTTGTACGTCAAAGAATCAGCAACAGACGGCACAGGGTGGATGGCAAAGTGATATTTGCAGCACCGCTTATTTGAAAGCATGACCATGCCCGAACCCACGTCCACCGCCGCCGCCACCATCGTCAGCGCAGATATTTAAAGGATTGAAACATGACAGAATACGACCGACGCTATGACGGTGACGACCACGGCACACGTATTGCCCTGCTTGAGCAAAGCACCAAAGCGATTGACATGAAAGACCATAATGGCAATTAACAGATTTAAACTAGCCCTGAATGCAGCTCGTTTTCCTCTAGTTTCTACCAAGGGGCAACGAGCTGTTTTTATTCCAGGACTTGACAGCGCACCGCGCACACCGCGTACGTTCATGGGCAGCAATGAGTCTGTAGACTATGATACGCCCCAAGTACTTTATGGTGAGAACATCATGCCAGTAGCCGAGGGGCTGAAGTCTGTA